ACCGCGTATTATCTCGCTCTGGTGCTCGACTACAGCCTGAATCAGTTCGGGCTGTTTGTCCAGCTGCATCTGGAAGCTCTTGGACTTCTTGGAAGTCATAGTAGTCAGAGTGTCGAACTTATCCCCGAAAGTCAGGATGTTCTTCGTCCTGTCCTCTATCTTTATCTGTATGCCGATGAGCCTTACGACCTCGTCAACACCTATCAGCGGATTCCTCGACTTGTACTGGTAGCCCAATTTGAACTCCTCAAAATTCTGGTCTATCAGTGAGAGATCGGCGGCAGTTATCTTGTACTGCTTGCGAATAGGTCTCATAGCGTCGAAGTATGCCTGTGCCGCGGTTTCAAGTGCTGTGGTGTCCGTGATATCGTCGAAGATCACTGTGCCTGCCACAATACCGCCTGCAAGTGTCCTGCGGTCTTCATCGTATATGACATTCGGCAGTGCTACACGCTGTTCGGTATTGCCTGTCTTTGCACCGTATGCATAGAGGTCGGTTATCATAGCAGTGGGGTCAATGGTCTGTGTCAGAGATATCAGGTTCACGCCCGCTTCGATGACTGTATCAGAGCCACCCGAGAACGTTTCGTTGGTATAATCGAGGTATCTGGTACCGTCTTCGTATCGCAGACGAATTTCGCCGCCCACACCTTCCTGAGCAAGCAAGTCCTGCAGGGTCTCCCATGTCTTTCCGTAGCCCCACTCGTAGTCGACAGACATATTTGCAATACACTGTCCGAGATATATCTTTTTATCGTCATCGACTTGCGAGTTATGGTCGTTAAGCATGGCTGAAAGTATGACGTACATCTGTGCACGCAGATTGTGGTAGAACTGCGTGCTGTCCTGCAAGTAGGATAACTCGCCCTCACACTGAACGTCCTTGTATATCAGTCCACTGGACTCCTGGACAGGAGATATCGTCAGGATACGTCCGTGAAATGTATCGCTATCGCCTGTTATGACATCAGACACGTGAATATGCGTTTTCAGGCATTGCAGCTTATCCCACCCTGCATTATTGCTGTACATACGAAATAAGAAGCTGTCTATGCCGTTGACTGCCTTAGTTATCGTACCCGTCAGAGCATTCTCACTTGATGCAGACGGGTCATTTATCATTGTGTTGTCTGCATACACGTTATACATCAAAGCACCTCCTCTACCAAGTCGATATAAAGCATTGCGTTAACGCTCGCTATTCTCAGCGTGTTTGTGCCTGGCTTGACTACGAAGTCATCACGCCTGAACCAACTGCGGTCATTATGCTCGATAGCAGGCAGCTGAACACCGTTGAGTACTACTAAGCCGATCTTGTGTCCTGTCGGGGATACAAGCGACAAACGAGGTATTATATCTTTATTTGCGTAGCTGTAAAACTGTATGGTCTGCGTATTCGAGATCACTATCTTGGTTTTGTTCATACAGTCATCCGAGAAGCTGAACAGGTCCCACGGAGTATCAGCATAGTCCTCCGAGATCATCAGCGGGTTCGCAGTGAATGTCGCGGTGAATCTTCCTGTGTGATCGTTGTACATCTGCTCTATGCTGACACCATCGCACCTTGCCGTGAAGTGATAGTCGCGTATCACATCGAAATACAGATCACTCCGCGGCTGACGCATCAGCCATGCGCATACATTGCGGTACCTGTCCTGCCATATCCTTGCGGTAGGTGCAGTCATGGCGAATTCAAACCGCAGTTTGCGTGGCTGATATATCGGTTCGCCGCATATCTGGGAAAAATCAAAGCTAAGAGGGCGATTGTTATAAGGGATATTCACATCGACGGTCTTGAGCTGTACACTGCCGATATCTGCATCGGTCAGTATCAGCCCCATATCCCGTCTGCTGTCACGTCCACCGAATTTTATCCCGTGTCTGCCGAGTACCTTACTGTTATACACTTGCCAGCCCCCTTTCGGACAATGCTACTGTGTTACCGTTGATGATATCTATAATGCCCGCTGTGCCCTCTGCAATGAGCCTGTTTGCGTTGTCTACCATGCGGAGAGTAATTGTACCACCCTGTGCTTGTGCCGTTGTAGGAGCGGTCTGTGTGGCTCTGTACGGAGTGTACGAAGGTATCCTCAAAGCACTGTCCATGACAGAGGATAAGTCCTGCATTTCGTTCTCAACTACGTGGGCGTTATCATGTATGCCCTTTGCGAATGAGTGAACCATATCAGGCGCATAGGTCTCGAAGTTGGAGAGCGCACCCTTGTCGGGCTCAGAGAAATGTATGTAGTCGTACACCAGTTCACCGAAGTCTTCCATAGTGCTTTCCAGATCCCAGAAATTTTCTTTGATACCATCCACGAACGATGTAACGAGGTCTTTGCCCCACTTCCAAGCTTTTGTAGCAAGGTCGGCTATCTTCGTACCGAGATCGGAGAACCATGTGCCAACGTTTGTGATGTTGGTCTTCAGGGTTGCAGCACCGTTTTTCCAGTCCGTTTTGAAGCCGTCTATAACGTCGAAAGCCTTAGCGCCGAAGTCTTCCATTGCCTGTTCGCCAGTGTCCCAGTTATCTCCGAAATCGCTGACGATATCGAATACTTTTGCGCCGAAGTCTTCAAGGGACTGCTCGCCTGTTTTCCAGTTCTCCTTGAATTCGTCTACAACATCGAATGTCTTCGCGCCGAAATCTTCCAGTGCTTGTTCGCCGTCAGACCAGTTGTCCTTTACGAAGGCTACTGCATCGGCGACAGCACCGCCTACGTCCTGCCAGAACTCGTTCCAGCCCTCTCCAAAAGCACTAGTATTGAAAAATTCGTCGATCTCGCCTGCATTGTCCAGCAGTGCCTGCCCAATATCTGCCGCACCTGTCTTCCAGTTCTCAGCGAAATTGTCAAAGTCCTCATACCAGCCTTCCCAGTCCAGTTCCTCGAAGTTATCTGCGATAGTCGAAAGCGCATCGGATACAGCTCCGAGTGCAATGGTCACTGCTTCACCTGTCCACTCCGCAAGCGGTTTCAGGAAGTTGTCCCACACAAATGAAAGGATAGGCTTAACGCCTTCGATTGCTTTTTTGAATATGCGGAACGCTGCCGAAAGTGCATCTATCGCCACAGGAATAACGTTGTTTGCCGCCCACTCTATCAGCGGAGAAATTGCATTATCGAACAGCCATGCAATAGCCTCGCCTGCATCTTTGAGAACAGGTGCTACCGTTTCAGCTGCATTTGCAATAGCCTCGAAGATCTTATCGAAGTCTATCTTGCCTGCAAGCTCCGTTATCGAATTGAATATCTGCTTACCGCTCTCGATCAGACTGCCGCCCACGTCCGAAAAGATAGGCAGGAGCTTAGAAAGTCCGTTTTTGAGTGTATCGTATATCTTGTTACCGGAGAGTTCCTTGTCTATCGCCGTGAACAGGCTCTTGACGATGGTCTTGCCTGCTTTGGCTGCCGTTGTCAGCAGTTTAGGCAGATTTTTCGCAAGTACTTCGATGAGTACAGGGAAAACCTCTGTTATCGTGACGTCTATCGTGTCGAGCAAGTCAGGGAGGATATCGTCTAACAAATCGGGTATCATCTTGAACACTTCGGGGAGCAGTTCTGTGACCATCTCACCGACACCCTGTAAACCTCTCTTGACGATAGGTAAGAGGTTTTTAAGGGCAAACTGCGCACTTTCGGTGAAGTTCGTCACCAACTTGCCTAAGTCTGCATCGGGCGAAGCAAGACCAGTAACGAGGTTCTGCCATGCTGACTTGGTCATAGCGAATGAACCTTGTAGAGTGCTTGCCGCTTCTTTGGCTGTAGTTCCTGCTATGTTCTGCTTTTGCTGGATAATGTCAACGGCTCTTACGATATCAGAAAAGCTTGCATCAAGGTGTCCTTTCTCGTCCATAGAGAACTGAGCTGTCCTTGCGAACTCATCATTTATCGCCGCCGCATCGCTCAGCAGATCATACATTCCTCGTGCTGTGCCGCCATAACCAAGCTTCAAGTTGTCAAGCATGGTATAGTTTTCTTTTGAAAAACCCTGAAAAGCAGCCTGTACACTTTCCATGCTTGTGCCGAAAGTGTTGACGTTATCGGACATTGCCCTCATAGCAACATCTGTCAGCTCAGCGGCTTTTTTTGTATCTCCACCAAGAGATTTTATCATTGCCGCCGAGAACGATGTAGCCTGCTCCATGTACTCATTCGCAGAAAGTCCAGAAGTCTTGTAGGCTTCTTCTGCGTAGCCCATGAGCTGTTTGCTTGCATCGCCGAAAAGCTTGTTGACACCGCCGGCCAGCTGTTCATACTCGCCATAAGCCGATACAGCCGACTTGGTCAGCGCCACAACTCCTGCGCCTGCCGCCGTTACAGCTGCTATGCCAGCCTTTGCCGCAGCACCTGCCGCCGCTGAAAATGCACCGCCGAAGGAAGTGCCCGACTTTTTGCCCGCAGCTTCACCGCTTCCGCCCATCTCTTTTTCGAGCTTGTTCTGGAACCCGTCCATACTGGGAAGTATCTGCACATATGCCTTCGCGAGATTCGTGCCTTCTGCCATTATATCCCTCCTTCGATTATTTGTCTTCTTGCCGCCTCGAATTCTTCGGGAGAATCGAAGGTCACAACATCGCTGTCTTTGTTGTCATTATCGCCATGTCCGAACAGCTTGTCATATATCCGCTCGGGTGGATCTCCACCATCTTGCGCTGACTTCGAATGTGCCCATCTGAGCCAGTTCACAGCATCGAATGTCAGTACGCTGATGATAGTTTCCAGCGGATATCTGGTGTCGGACATTGCTAGTTTTATACGAGAATTATCCCTCAGCCCACACGAAAAGACCGCTGCCATACGTGGTGACAGCGATCTGTAATCGTATATGTGGTATGTCTCCGCGAGGTCGCAGATAAGCGCATCCTCGTCGGTGGCTATCATGTGGCTGAGGACGATCAGTTTTTTATGGTCTTGTTTTCACGCATCGCTGTGAAGATCTCGCCTACTTCTGCCATCATAGCTGATGCGGGGACTCTGCCTTCGTCATTACGGCAGTGATCTTTCAGGGCATCAGCCTGCTCCTTGCCAAGCAGGAGCTTTACAGCTGTGCCGATCTTCTGGGTCTTGCCGTCGTCGATGTCTGCAAGTGCTTCAAGCAGCTCCCAGTCATCGAGGGCGCTGTCTTCAATGGTGAATTCAAAACCTGTTGTCGTCTTGCCTGTCAGCATGATATACCTCCTATCAAGACTTTGTTACTGTTACAGTGTAGGTCTTTGTAGCGTTGCCGTTTGTGACTGTGACGGTCACTGTGTTGCTCCCTGCCGACCATGTAGCAGCGTTGCCGCTTGTTACGGTAGTTGTGCCGTTCTTGATAACAACAGTCGCTTCGTTATCGGTTGCAGTTGCGGTGATAACGTTAGTTGCAGAGGTTGTAGTCGTTGTATAGCTGGTTGTGCCAGCCGCGAATGTAGGCGACAGTGTACAGCCTGTAATGGTCAGAGCGGACAGTGTGGTATCAGGCACAGTAGGTGCTTTCAGGTACTCATAATGTGTGTTACCGTTTGCATCGGGCCTTGCGGAGATAGTCAGCGCATAGCCTACAGCACCGCTGTCAGAGTATGTGACCTCGCCGATGGCAGTGATCTTGCCGAAGGGGATGACCACGCGCTTTGCGATATTGCCTTTAAGTACCATGTCGCATACCCAGATGCTTTCTACCTGCTCCTCGCTGTTGACCTGTACAGACAGACCATCTTCGAGTGTTCCGCTTACTCTGCTCTCACCGAATACGGTCTTGAGAACGTCAGCATTCATGGTCTCGATGAGAGTCACCGTGAATGTGTCGGTCTTCTCAGTCTGAGTATTCAGAACCACATCTCCGCCCCAAGCCTTCACGGTCTCGGTGGTGATGCCCATGTTGTTCTTAAAGCCTTCATCAGAGCAGTAGCCCTGATTGACGAAATCGACTGCAAGTGCTGTCACTGCATCGGTAGGCAGGGTAGCTGTAAGGGGCGCTCTGAAAACGGAACCGCCGACTTTAGGCTTGCCGGCTGTTACCTGTCCTGCGTTATTGTTTGCCATATATATCACTCCTCGTAATCTTCGTAGTACGTAATGTCATAAACTGCCTGATAGCGGTATCTTCTGGTGTCGGGGTCTGCCTGTGGGTAGTCGCTGTTGAGGTAAACGCCCACGATGTCGCTGAGTTCAGGCAGTTCGTATAGCATAATGCGTTTGATATGCTTGTTAAGTTCTGCCGCTTGTTCCATGCTACCCGAGTATGAGCGTATTGTTATTACAGCGCCGTCTATGTGGTTTGTGTGTTTGCTTCCGACTTTTCCGACCACCAGATATTCCCGCGGCGGTTTTTCGGGTTCTTCACCGTAGGCTGTATAGCCTTTGCTGTTGAGATATCCTATAAGTATGCTCTCGATCGTCTTAGCCACTTCCGAACACCGCCTTCATGATCGTATTATCACGGTAGTTCTCTCTGCGTGCTGATGCGGTTTCAGCGTAGACCTTGACTACCGCTTTGCCCGGGAGAGAACCGCCTGTATAGTGCTGGACTTCACTTGTGTATCCGTTACCCAGCTGGGCAAGAGCAGTATCTGCGATTTTCTGCATCATACTGACTATTTCGGGAGAGTTTCTGAGTGCAGCATATCCTGCGAAATTTGCTTCCACCTTAACTTTGCTCATATCTCATCACCTTGACTTTCTTGTTCCAGCTGAGAGGGATCATATCCTCGATGCCCTGTGTTGGTGCTCCTATGGTTTCATACACCTGTCCCCAGAAACGGACCTGCGTATCTTCCCAGTCGTGTGTATCACCTTTAGGTATTCCCAGAAGATAGTCCAGACGTTTCCCCGAGATGTTCAGTTCGTCGGTTATCTCTTCGGTACTGGGCTGACCTACAAGGACGTTATCCACAGTCACCCATGTGGTTCCGTAGATAGGACGGTTAAAACCGTCTGTGCCTGTCTGCATTTTGACGGCTAGTTCAATCGGTATCCCGTGGATCCCCATAGTCGTACACCTCCAGTACACCGCATTTCTGCCGCATGATACCAAGTTCTTTCAACTCGTTTTTCAGGAAGTAAATGTCCTGACCTGCATTGAGGTAGGTGTAGCTGACACTGTATCCCAGTGCCGACTGCGAACCCTGCACTGCGGCAGGTGAAGTATCGGACGCGGCATTAAGTGAGCGGACAACTCCGTTTACCGTCAGTATCTTAGCTATCAGCCCTTTGTCGGGGTCGTCTGCTATCATTGCATCGAGATCGTGACCGCGTTTCTTGGCTTCGGCCCTCAGCAGTGCGGAAGCTATCTCCAACAGCTGTGGAACTTTCTGCTGTTCCTCGGCAGAAAGAGCACGTCCGAGTGTCTGTACATCTTCGATTGTTGCATATACCGCGCCCATGCTATCACCCTTTCTTGCGCTGTCTCTTTGGTTTTTCTTCCTTGATGACCTCTATAACGGGTCTGTGCCTTGCATTGTCAGAACCCAGAAGTTCAGCTATACGCTGAGGAGAGGGGTCAAGCCCCTCCCTCGGATATACGTCGCCAACCTTGTATGGTCTTCTGTCGTCCTGCTTATCGGAGAAATCCTCTAAGACACGGTATGTCATACGCCATCATCCTCGCTGTTGGTCTCGGGGTCGCTGTTTGTCTCGGGGTCAGTCTGCTGTGCCTCGGTGATACGAGCGAAGCTTGCTGCATTAAGGATACCCCAGCCGATATATGCCTCTGTTCTCAGTACGATCTGGTTCTTACGCTTCAGATCGCCGAGACCGTCAGGGTCACCGAACTGGATGACCTCCAGAGGAATGTTCTCCGCATAGCCCCACTTGAAAGCATTTGCAAAGTCACCAACGATAGCCCTGTCAGCGCTGGAACCGAAAGATACAGTGTTATTGATATCGCTGGTCAGAGTGCCGCCGAACTTCTCGGGGTTACCGCCGAATCTGTACTCGGGGAA